GCGGCTGCAAAGCCAGCTAGTTTTGTTTCTTCTTCAAAAGAACGGTCTGAAGATTCAGTTTCGTAAATCTCTTTATGTTCTTCTCCGTAACGCGCATATTCTAAACCGAATAGTGCGTTAAGTCCTGGTAATAGCTCCTTAAGGAGCTGGGCTCTTGAAATTGCCATATCATATTCTCCTTAATTAAATACCAACACCGCTAGTATAAGCGTGAGCTACTGGGTTAAATTTTACAAGTAAATCTGTAAATGCGTCACCAACAGTTGATGTTGGACCATCTACAAAACCTACAATCTTAAATGCATCTTGGTTTGTTGTTACTGTTGCATCTAATGCAGATGTTGAATTACCTGTAGTTGTACTACCAGTAGTGTCTGATTGTGCCGCTGCAAAGAAAGTACAAGCGCCTAAACCTGCTTGGGCTACTGACGCATCTGCTTGAGCTTGAAATATAACCGCTGGGTCATCAATAACATACGCTTGTATATCGGTTGCTACTGTGCCTGTTGGATAATGTTGTCTAAATACCACTGTGCCTAGATTCGGGTCTGTGTATGTAACACCTACAAATACACCAACTGTACCAGCTAAAAATGCAGTTCCACCTGCAGCTCCAGTTGTTCGAGTTTGTTGTATTGTACCTGCTGTAACTACACCAACTACGTCACCGTAGAATATGTTTTGAGCAAGACCAGAGGCAATCGGGTACATTCTAGTCGAACCCGCATATGGGGTACCTCCTAGATGGTTTACGGCCCTAAGTCCGTAAGGGGTAGCTGTCGCTGCCATGATTGTATCTCCTTATTTTTTGCCTTTTCCAAAAGATAGACCATTTTCTTGACCTTCAGCAAATTTAGGCATACGTGGATCGTTTTGATTCATATATGACGCATCAACTGCTTCTGTCTGAGCTCGTGTTTTTTCACCAACATAAGCTTTCCTCTGGTCCATCATTTCTTGAGGGGCTTTACAAAGTAAAAGACCTCCAATTTCTATGCCTTCTTTAAATTGGCTATTGGGGTCTGCCTGTATTATGACTTCTGGGTGTTCCGAATGCTTTACCGGTTCCCAGCCTTCACGCATTTTTGAAGAGACGTTCATGTTATCAGGTTCATTAAGTAAAGAAACTCTGACCCAACGATACGCCCATCCAGCTTTTTTATTAAACTCTGGAAGGAGTGAGGCAGGTTGCCATTTTTTCGCTACGTCTTCTCGTACTTCTGTTTCTCTTGATTCTCTTTTTACCTTATCCATTTGCGTTCTCCAATTTAATCATTTCTTTTGCGTATTGCTCCGGTGTTAGCTTAAGCTTTTTAGCGAAAGCAACTTGTGTTTTCGACAATCGTACTTTTTTTGGCGCGGTACTTCGCGTTGCCGGTGCTACTACATTAGAAGGTTTGCGTTGGCTAGGTTTCACCTCCTCCAACGAAGTTTCCCCAAAATTTTCAGGGAATCGTTTTTGCATCGTTTCGTCAATACGATGGTAATACACATCAGATGTAGGATCTATCCCACTTCTAACTAATTTTTCATGTACTCCTAAAGCTAAAGATGTCATTTCTTCGTCTTTACCAAACCACTGATTTTTTTCCTGCCATGCTGTGGCACGAGAATCAGGGGCTGGAGCTTTTGGTTGTAAGCTTTCTAAGTTACTTTGTACACTATTTTCATCCTCTTGTCTATCATATTTATATTGAGGTTTAATATTTTGTGCAGAAGAAACTTTATATTGAGCATCATTCATTGCTGCTTGAGCTTCAATAATTTTTTCAGTATCTCCAGAATCATAAGCTTCACGATAATCTCGTTTAGCTACTAATAAATCTGAAGTATACTTTTCTTGTAATGTCTTTAAATAATCTTCTTCCCCAGAACTTAATGTAGTTCTAAGTTGTTGATTTTCTCCTAATACTTTTTGTGCATAATTAACAGCTTCTTCTTTTTCGCGAGCTGCTTGTTCTTTAGCTCTACGTTCATCATGCCACACTTTTTTAAGTTGTGCCATTCTTTGTTTAACACGTTCAGAATAATCTTCTAAAGTATCAGTTTCTAGTTTCTCAACCATGTCTTCGGGTAAAGGATCTTTACCTCTATCTTCAGCAGGAGTGTCATCTACTTCTTCTACTTCAAAAAGTTCTTCTTGTTTAGGAGCAACATTTGGCTCTTGCTTTACTCGTTCTACGTCTGCTGTAGATTTTTCAGACTTAGCTTCTGCTTCTTTTTTGCCCTCATCTAAATCTACTTCTAATTCTTCACCTTCCATTTCTATTTCTTCGTCGGGCACTTCATTTATAATTTCAGCCATGTTATTCTCCTATGCGCGTTCGTAGCCGCGTGGGTCATCGACCACTGCTTCTACGGTATCATCGTTAATAATGCGGAATTCTTTTCCGTGAATTTTAATTCTTGTCCCTGCATAAGCACGGGTAATAACGAAGTCACCTTCTTTACACCACGGACCTTCTGGAAACCTTTCTTTATCTTTGTAAGCTAAATCACCTAACTGCATAACAAATAAGACCACTGTTGCATGTTCTTGTAATTGTTTTACCGTATCTGATTTAATTATTCCCCCTTCATAAGTATCTTCTGCTTCAGGAACAATACATAATATGCGGTATCCTTTAACATCAGGTAGTTGTGTAGTAAGTTTAGCTAATGCTTCATCCTCACTTACTTTTTTACCTTCAGTGGTAGTTGTGTTTTTAGGTTTTTGAATAGGTGCTCCAGAACTGGAGACTATCGTTTTGTCCGGGGTAGCTATGCTCATTTTTTACCCCTTTTTGAATCTATTTTAACCACACTGTCTGTAGACGTAGATTCAAAATCTTCATCTTGTTTTTGGTGAACAGCAAGCATCTCTGCAATAAGATTTTGGACAATCATATATCCTTTTACTTCTCCAACTGCATGTTGATAAGCTTCAAACTTATCAGTTCCCCTACCCATAGCTTCTAATAATGTTTTGCGTCTTTCTTCTATCTGGGTGGATAGAAGCATAAGCGTTTCTTTCTCTGCCATTTTTTATTCCTTTTTATTTAGTTGAGTTTTATCCTTAAGTTTAGTTACATCTACCTGAGTTTCGTCTTTTAACTTTTGCTTATGCGCAGCAGTTTCATTACGTAACCTAGATTCCTTTTCTCGAAGAGCTACATCTTTATTTTTCTGAACAACATCCACGCCCATCTTAGCTCCTTCAAGTAATTCTTTTGCTTTAATTTGTTTATCATCAGTAACTGCTTTAGCTCCTAGTTGAGCTCCTGCAATTTGTTCGTTAGATTCAATTCTAGCTTTTTCTAAAATCATATCTCGTTGAACATTGGTTGATAATTTTTCTTGCTCTAACATTAATTTAGCTTTATCAAGTTCAATATCAGCCATAGTTTTTTGTGCTTTAACTTGAGACTCTTGTTGTTTAATTTGAAGCTCTTGTTGTTGCATTTGAATTAACGGATCTTGTTGCATTTGTTGAGCTTGTTTTTGAGACGCATCAGCTTGATTTTGTTGTAACAGTTTTTGTGCTGCGTCGGCTGAAAGTCTTGCTACCTGGTTCTGAATGTTTTCTGGTAATGCTTCGTTTTCTTCTGGAAGTGGAACACCTAATTGTATTTCAATTTGTTTTCTATATTCAAAAGCTAAATGCTCGGCTAAATGTGCTTCCATCGCTGCCTGCATTTGAGGAGCTTTTGGATTTTGTCCTACCATTTCACGCACGAGGGGGTCATCTCTAAATGTTCTATGTACTTCAATATGAGCTTTGTGATCTTGAAATAAAAATGCTTTAACAGGAGTACCATTAATCATATTCATATTTTCAGATACTGGGTCTAAAGGTTTCGCATCATCATCTGTAGGAATAAGTTTGCCAATATTTTTTACGCCTAACACTTCAAGCATTTGTTTGTTAAGTTCTTTTAAGTCATAGATATCAGGATTCTGTTGAGCCATTTGCATAACAGCTTGGTACTGCACAACTTTCTGTGCCATCGTTGCAGCATTTGGGTCAGCTACAGGAATAAGTTGTACCTTAGCATAGTCTTCTTGTTTAGCTCCTGGAGTTCCTGTTGAAGGGTCATACTGATAATCGGGGTCGGTGTAATCTGCAATAATATTTTTAAGTAATAAGAACTCTTTTTTCATTGAGTAATAGATACGTGCATTTACAGCTGACATTACTTTGAGTGTTCTTTCTAATATTGCAAGAGTAGAACCTACTGGAGAATTAGCTGACATATCAGATACTTTCATATCTGCAGCAGAAGCAAAGCGTCTACCTTCATCAATAATTTTGTCCATCAATTGAGCTAACACTTGGCTTGGTTCTTTATAAGGTAACATCATAATGTTATCTCGAATACTACCTGCAGGAGCGTCTACATCACGAAATTCTCCTGGACCAATTGGTGTATCATCGCCTTTAATTCGTAAACCTCTAGCTTTAAATCCGCCGGGTAAGTTTGATAGTGTGCCTGCATCAACTAATTGACGTAGTAACATAGTTCCTGATTTAGAGAACCCACCAATAAG